AAAAGCGTTGGCAAAGATCACGGGATTCTGGAAAGGAGAACCGCTCCCCGCCATTTCCCGAAGAAGCTCGTCAATCATTGCCTTTGAAAGAGTTGCAGAGCCAGCGGCGACAGTGTTGGTTCCTGCGGCAGAGGCAGTGACGATTCCCCGAGTACTTGCAGCAGTCGCAGAGGTCGAGGTGATGAGATAGGTTCCATTCAGGAAGGAGTACTCAACGTCAATTGCCATCTGACGAAGTGCGGCGGCCTTCTGAAAAGAAAGCTCGTCCTGTACCGGGTTGGAAGCGTCAGTATTGATTCCACCCATCTTGCCGAATGTACCCTGTTTCTTGAAAGTTACAGCCGCATCATATTTCATGATCTGGCAGGTATTCGTATCCTCTGCCCGAGTATAGGTTGCGGCAGTTCCTGCGGCGGCGGCGGTGTCTTCGCTCTGGACGTTCTGCGAAGCGGCGTTGAGGCTGTAGGGCTGTGCAAGAGGGAATTCAAATGCGTTGCTTCTTTTCCCTGCACCGAGTCCACCCATCATGGAAAGGAACGGAGTCTGATAAGCTCCGATCAGGAATAGTTCGCCTCGGTAATTAACGGTATCAGCATCGGTATAGGCCATGTAAATCTCCTACGTGACTGTCGTCACTGTTTTGGTATCTTTGCTATCTGATCTTTTAAAGCGATCAGTTTTGCGCCCTTATTCGGGTCGCTGGATTTCTCAATCTCGTTATATGAAGCAATGAGTTCGTCCCGCTTTGAAGCAGGAGCGTCACCGCCTCCTCTTGGATTGCCACCTACTCGTTCGGTCAGCTGTTTGGAAAGTCGTGAGTCAAACGTACTCTTTATCCACTCGGCATCCTCCTCCAACATCTTTTCTGCTTCGTCGCCGTATGCGGCAAACCTCTCAGCACGGATAGGATCATACTCAAGCTCTTTTGCCTTCTCCCGAAGAGCGGCCTTCCTCTGCATCAGGATTTCTTTTTCGTCCTGTGCTTTTATCCTCTCTTCGAGTTCACGGATTCTTTTCTGCTCCGGGGTCTCTTTGGGGTTGAGTTCCGCATTTATTTTGCTTCGCTCTTCCTTTAAGATTTCCGGGAGCTTCGTTTCCATGAACCTCTCGTCGTGGCTCTTTACGGCTCTGGATACTTCTGAATCGAGTCCCTTTCTTAGCTCAGGATTCGATTTAATAAAGTCCACTGCCTTCTCTGCTCCGACGATAGTAGACAGTACATCCATTTCCTTTATCATCCCCTTGGCCTCGGAAATATCAGCACCTTCTTTCGCATTTGCTTCAATCCAATCTATCAGTGTCATTTGGTTTTTCCCTTGCGAGTGAATTCCCCGCCAGTGATAAGATTTGACAGTATACAACCTGTCAATAAAATAATACCCGATATATATTCATATATCAAGTCACTAAACATTATACACCATTTTCCCTTTTTTGTAAGTAAGATTGTTATCTTTCATCCAATCGTCAAAAGAAGTCCAAGATATTATATCCGTCTCCCCTGTTACCGGATTTCTACCACGCCGCAGTTGAGGTACTTCGCCTCCGATGGTATTTATAACTGATTCCCTGTCGTTTATATCCCACGAAGGATTCCCTGAGTTGCCGGGAATGGCTACCTTCACACCACCCGGGTAAGTAAAATATCCTTTATCGTCCTCAAGCCTGCCATCTACAATTGCTGACTGTTCTCTTGTCCGTACATCGAGCGTCGAGACTATCATCCTTCGTACATCAACTCCGTTGGCCCTTGCGTTCTGAGTCATTGCATAATTACCGGCCATGACGTTTCTATGAGATTCAGTGCGTACTATCCTCAAGGCTTTATTTGCATCGGTCTCCATAATCCCACGAATCTTTCTTGCTGTTTTTCTGTAGCCGTCTCCTGTAATTAAACTCTGCCTTACTGCTGACTCTATACCGGCAAGGACTTCCCCTCTGCGCTTTGTTACAAGCTCATCAATTAGGGTTCCAGATTGAGGGAGGTAGTTTGTCGGGTCTCCGAATTCATCAGTCAGCCTTGCTCTTGCTTGTGCTGTTAATTCCTGCCAGACCTTCGGGGTTCCGTATACGCTGATTTCTATGATCTTCGTATTGAGGGGAGTGAATAATCCCGGCCCATCTATCGGCCAGTTAATCGCATACATATTCCGGTAATAAGAATTTGATATTGAAAGCTCTGCGGCTCGTTTCGTTTCCTCTCCGACCAGCTTTGCAGTTGCGAGATATTCTGTTTGTAATTCCTTTATCAGTTTGGTCAGCCGTTCGTATTTGGTCATTACGTTGTAATACTCGCCGGGAGGAATGCCATCCAAATACTGATCATATACTTTTTTCAGTCTTGCGTTGAGAAGTTTCAAAGAGGTCTGATAGTCTTTTACAATCTGCCCTGCTATTTTTGCAGACTCCTTTTCTGTGAGAGAAAATGCTTGCTTGTTAATCCCCTCAAATGTCATACACCTGCCGCTACTGCTTCAGCTTCAAGTGGTACGATACGCTCTGCCTGTTCCCTCGGAATTCCCAACAGGACAATCAGCTCAATGGCTTGAGGTCTCGGGAGTTCTCCGAGTGCTACCTTCTCGACGATAGACTGAGCCGCAGAAATCTGTGCGCCGTTGAGTGATAAGGAACCCATTACGTCATCGTCTTCATCGTCGACAAGAAGGGGATTCATTTCCCGCTCTTCAAGAAGTCTGGCAAGCTCTGCCTCATAATCTGGTACTATGGAATTCGGGAGCCATTTGAGGATTGTTTCTTTCGATACGATTCCTGTGAGCTGTACGGCGATCTGAACCTTTGCGAGTTCATCAACAGGGATGTTTCTCTTGCTTGTTACCTCGGTTATATATTCTTCGGGATTTACGCCAGAAGTATTGTACTTGAATACGTCATCGAGTAATTCCTTCCGCTTGATCAAACCCTTATTAAAATACGCCTCGATCATTGCGGCACGGAATTCCATTGGTAATAGCTTAAAGGCTCGGGCTACTCCTGACTCATCCCCTGCGGCAAAGTCCGGGCTTGTTACATCAGGAACCTTGATCGTTTTATGGAATAACCTTTCCAGCCTGTCTGCGAGTTCATTATAGAATTCCTTCACACCTGACAGATTCTTTTCTAAGAACCTCGGCCACTGGTCTCCGTCAAACTGAGCAAGGTCGTCGATTACCTTATACTCCTTCAGCTTGTCGGCGAATTCCTTCGAGACCATCCCCGGAAATAAACTGATCAGGGCATTAAATCTATCGACTTCATTCTGAGAGGAAGAAATCAATATATCATGGGCATCGATGATTTCCTTCTGTGCTTGGAAAAAAGGTTCTCTATCCATGCTACCAACAAACTCAATAATCGGAATCCTGTCATACGGATAGTTAAGATCAAAGTCAGACTTGCGCTTCCACTCGCCTCCCTCTTCCTTCGTCCATCCCTCTCCTTTTCTTTTATCAAGTATCAATGCGTGGTGTTCGTTCTCTTCGAAGTTACCCCAGAAATAAACAGCCTTGATTAGTTTCGGCTCGAAGCCGTCATCCCATACAAGAACAATCTGATCGCCGGGAACACGTTTCCATCTCGGGATAGCTTCGGTTCCTGTGGCTCCTTTATCTGCCCACCACATCTCGTAGGCTCTTCCCTGTGCAAGAGTTTGGATATATAGCTCGGTAATTTCGATATGATCCTCGTTCATTTTCTGCCATTCGATTACCTGCTTCTCATAGAGATTGTCCATATTGGCATCATCTGTCGTGTCGAGGAAAGGATACTCAACCTTAATGTTTCCCGGCATTGCGGCATATCCTGCCATATTCTCTACGGCAGACTTTGCCCACGGAATAGGTATTCTGTTGTCTGGTTCTTTAATCGGCTCCATTTCAAGGATCGTAGGGTTGCGCCCTTTCATATAGGCTTCGTTTACTCTGTGGGTACGAATCTTTGAGTTCCGTATTCTATCGTATTTCTTTAAGTCATCAGAAGTGGCCATGTTGCCTCCTATAAGCCTATACCGATCTCGGATACGCTCATTTCCCCCTTGGAATAATAGCACAGTATTATTGCATCTGCAATGTCGGGACTCCTGCGTCCAGTCCGCTTCCTGTACTCGTCTTTACTTTCTACTTTACGCCTTTCGTCGGGAGTGTATCTATAGTGCCGAGAGGTTAATTCAATCAGCGTTTCGTTATCGTCGATTAAACCTATGTCGTCGATCTGTCCTGCAAGATTAAACCACATTTCACTTATTATGTCTGGATACTTCTTTTTATTCTGCGCCCTGCGTCCGAAGTTTATCGGAACAACATGATCACCGAGGTCTTTAAGCTTATCTGTTACTCCACCACCTACTCCGGTATCGTCCACTATGATCTTGCCACCGTCTGCAAAGTCGTGGAGAATTCTTGCCACTTCCTGCGTGTCTTTGTTTGTCAGCTTCTTTACTGCTATAACCTGTAACCCTTGACGTTTCACTAACACCGTTCTATCTGTTCCGAACCTTGCAATGTCGGCTCCGACTACAATACCTCCGTCTGTGCTTGCTTTACGATTAAAGGCTCCTCTGACTGTCTCCCTTGTAAGTATTGCCCTCTCTGTATCCTCATAGGGAATTCCCTCCCAGATACGGTCGTACTCTTCCGGGTTCATTGTTTTCTTTGCTTCGAGTCTTTCCTCTTCAAGTGACTGAGGGAACCACGGATTATCGTAATAGTTTATGGTCAGTCTGAGAACGTCTGTGCGCTCAGAAGGCAATACGGTATTGATAGGATCGTCCCAAGAGTAAGGATTGAGTGTGTAGATAAACATACGCAATGGGAATATGTAATACCGATCTCCGAATTGTATTCTGAATGAATCGTCAACACGTAGGGTCGGAATAAGGACTGACAGACTCTTTACCGATACGCTTTGAGCTTCCTCTACCCAAGCCCAATGGAAGCCCTCGTATGATTTCAGGCTGTCAACTGTATGCTGTTTCAGGCCAGTAAATGCCGCCCTACCTCCGGTTATGCTTTTGATAATACTGCGGCTGGAATTTATATCAAATCTATGTGCTTGCCCCTGTCTGTATATCTCCTCCCTGATCATTGCGAAGGAGGATTCTGCGAGTGACTTTTGTACCTCTCTACAGCACAATACATTTAAAGGCGCTCTTGCCATTACCCAAACAATAAGGGCCGCAACGGTTCTGGATTTAGAACCGCCACGACCCCCATCTATAACATTATGCGTTTGTGGAGTCTCGAATAAAGGTAAAAGCTTGTCAGGTATCTGCACTTGTACTCACGATATCGAATTCGGTATCTATCGAAATACCTCCTGAGTGTTCGATTTCATGCTTCTCAGAATACCCTCGTTTCTTTCCCTTTGTAGCAAGTATCCACTTTGCGGCCTGAACGTCACTATCCTTTATGGCGTTGAATAGTGTTCCCTCTGCCATATCAAGGATAGTCTCGTTCTCATCCTGCATTGCTTCTTTCGTTTCTTCCCACCGATTTATATATTTACTGGCTGTATGCCAGTCACAATTGAGCTTCTTTGCAACGGTAGATACTATTCCTCCACTACCTTTAATTGCCTTCAATACGTTCTCTTTCTTCATAACCTACTCACTCGGATTTTTTGGATTCCTTCTTTTCACAGAAGTGAAATCAAGTCCATAGTTGTTTATTCCTGATTCTATTTTAATATCGTCTTTTTTGATCAGTTTTTGTTTAAATACGTGATAGTTTACATAATGATGTTCCCTATTGAATCTCCACTTCGTCTTTGCAACATCAGGATGTACTCTTGCAAGCATTCTACTCTTTTCTGCTGTGCCGTTTTTATAGAGCGTGTCTGTATTACCACCCTTCATAACCTGTGTGGATGTCTTATGCTGTAAGAAAGCATTGAATTGAATAGTACACCATCCTGCTTTGAGAATGTCTATTGATAATATAGTATCCTCATTGTATCTTCCTCTCCACCTGAATGGTATATCATTACGTATCAGATTGCATGAATATATTCTTGTATTTGTAACGAACGGAGGATAAATCTTCCTATCGACTATGAACATATGATAATTCGGTCCAGTCATTGCTACATTTTTGTACCGAAGTGAGAAATCTTCCATTGCTTTAAACGGTGCACCACTCCATACCGGCACTCTTTTGTTTCTGTTATATATCTCGAAGCATCTTATATTATCATCCATCGTCCAGTGCCACTTATGGCCATTTGAGATTGAATGATCCCATATAAAATTTCTTGCCGCTCCAGCGCCTACAGGAATATCCTCATATCCCAAAGAATCACAGGTATCATAATTTCTCTGATATGCCCTGTCGAGTACAAGAATATTCTGTTTTGGTATAACAGATGAGTATGCTTTATACTCCTGCTCCTCTATTACGACATAGTAATCAACTCCCATTTTATTCAGAGCCTTTACTGTCATTCTTGATTCAGCTCTTCCCTTGCTCGGTATATATAATGGGAACTGTGGCTGTATCTTACTCTTCTTCATAGTAGGCTTGAGATTGTATGTCATCTCTCTCCTGCTTAGGATAGTGAATATACTTCGCTTTCTCTCCGAAGTCTTGGCCCATCTTTTCTTTGAAATCTACCAAGGCTTCCTCATTCATAATATGAACAATAATAGACCTGTAGGCAGAATCATCGATCTGATCAAATTCAGGCATCCCGTCCCATTCATCGTATGGGTCAATTTTGCCATCTTCAACATATCCGTTATAAAACTCTCCCTCGGTTAACCTTATTCCCGATAGGTCGAAATCAAATCCATCTATAAATTGGTTGTATCCTTCTCTGTTAAATTCTCCGTACTGAGAGGTAATATATAGGAGTTTCTCTTTGGCATCCGCTACGCTATCAGCATCAATATACACTACAGGAAGCAACGGAATATCATATCCGTCCTGTCTCAGTTCAATTAAAGCCTTCATTCTTTGGTGTCCATCAAGGATA